CCCCAACCTGGTGGTCTGGCTGACTTGGCTATCGTTAAATACGATCGGACCCGATAGATTGGTTGAGCCAGAGACCGTGAGATCGCCAACGCTCAGGGTCGGATAGCTAGTGCCCTGACTTGTATTTATGTCTCCAGCGCCAATGTCTTCAACGCTCAGGGTCTGTCCGGTGGTGGTGTCCTCTAGTCCACGCGGTGACACCAATAGGCCATCCTCCTGGGATCCCTGCGGGATGACCCGGCCGCCGCCCTGGCTGGTGAAGTAGTAGGAGAAGCGGTTCTGAGCGCTCATATCCTGCGCAGCGGCGAGCACGGCCTTGCTGTAGTTTCCGGCGCCGGAGCCAAACCAGCGATGGCCGCCCATCCACAGGGTCGATGGTCGGCGGAACTCCACCGGCCAGTTCACCGCTGCATTGGCCGCGCCGCCGGTCGGGGAGGTGCTGCTCAGTGCCAGGGTAGTGACTGGGTTGGACGTGAGCGCTGGGTTGCGGCTTCTCGATGCCTCAGCGCGAGGCACCAGGGCGGCATGGGCATCGCTGGCGCCGTAGCCCAGGGCGCTCAGCAGCAGGAAGGCCCCGAGGTAGTCGGTGCCGGTTCGGTACTGGTTGGTGACTGACCCCGCAGCGGTCCAGACCGTTGACCAGACGATCCCGCAGGTAGTGGTCGCCTCGGCGCCATCGGTGTCAGTGTCGAAAATCAGGATTGGCCCTTCGTTCTTGAGGTTATCCTCAGGAGCGAAAGTGCTCTCCATGTGGACATAGGTTTCCTGCCACAGCGTGGGGTCAGGAACACTATTGGTTGTCGTTAATTCCTTGCTGTTGGTGTAGTGCTTGTTTGCGTGAAGCACCACAGTCCCCGCCCGGTAGGTGGTGCCGTTGGCATACGTGATGGGGGTGCCGCCGCGCCGCAACGTTACCTCAGCAGTTTTGATGACTCCGGCGCCAGGGGTGTCGCCCACGCCGGTTGCCGTAACCAGCAGCAGCTCACTGGAGGCGCTGAGGGTGCGGGCAATGGCCGACGAGGTGGCGTCTACCTGCAGCACCGCGCTGGCCGATGGGATCCGGGCCGAGGTGGTGTTGGACAGCTTGATCGAAAGCCGCCGCTCCGCCGGAGTGCGAATGTCTACCAGCCGCCGCACATAGACGCGAGCGCCGATGGCCAGGGAAACGCCATTGCCGCCCACACCCACTGCTCCGCCGCTGGGGTCGGTGATCGCTGCAGAGATGTTGATCTGCGCCGGGGTGACGCTTGACCAGGCGCTGCTGGTCAGCGGCGCACGCCAGTCAGTGCCCTGCGGGTTCTCGACCCAGAGGTAGGAGCCGGATGGGAGGGAGTATCCGCTCCGGCCCAGCATGTCGGGCACCGTGGAGCTGGAGCCATAGGCTGCCAGCCCAGTGCTTAGGGTGACGCTGCTGGATGTGAAGGCGGCAACCGTCCCCAGGTAGAACCGCTGGATATTGCCCGTTTTGAACTCAGGACTTAGCGGCACCTTGATGGCGCTGATCTGCCAATTCCTGTCATTGGGAAACGCAGCATCACGGTAACCCTTGGCCAGGCCAGCGCAACCACCAAAGCTGCTGTTGCCGCCATTGCTATCAATCTCGCCGCCAGTGTCAACAAAGCTCTGAGCACCTTCGCCAATGTCAAAGATGCTGACTTTCTGGACAAAGCCTTTGTTGATCGCGCCGATCCCAACGCTTCGTCGCGCTGGGTTCATGCGGATGTTGTCAGGTGCCTGGCTGATGTAGTCCTGGTAGTTTGAGACTGCAACCCAGTTACCACCAGAATACTTTTGCCAGCAGCGCATATCGCCCTGCTCGGAGATGGATTTCTGTAGGCTGACACCCGTGAAGTTGGCGCATACAAAACTCCTGAAACCGAGCACCTTGGACCCGTCGTTCCACAGGCGCCCAAGGCCGTAATTGGAGCGTATTGAGCACTGGAAGATGTAGAAGCTGGCTGAGGCCGTGCTGTCCCATGCCTCGGTCGGCGTGCCGCTGATCGGAGCGGCAATGGTGTACTCGGTGCCACGGGCCGCCAGCAGGGCCTGGCTCAGGTTGCCGCCGGATCCGCAGGCGGTGAAGACGTTGGCGTAGAAGGTGTCCAACTCAGCCTTGGTGGCGTGGCCAAACATGGCCAACAGGTGGTGCGACGATGCCAGTCCAAGTTTGTCCATGGCCGTGAGGCCATAGGCGTACCCTCCGCCGGTTGTCTTGAATATCTGGCGCCGCAACGCATAGGTGGCCACCCCGTTTAAGTAGGTGGGGGCCTCGTCAACGTCACCATTCGGCACCCAGTTGGGTCGCACGATGGTATGGCGAAGATCGCCAAACTCCGAAACGATGGAGGAGCCACGCGGGAGCATCACGCCGCCCTCGGTGGGATTGAAGCCGATCAGTTGCGCAGCGGTGGGCTCAAACCCATCAGTCCAAGTGCTGACAGCAGAGCCATCGGCGGCTGGGTTGTTATAGACGATGTGCAGGCCAGGGGCCAGCACGATGCACACGCAATCAACGTGCGCCAAGGGATCATTGATGTACCAGTTTTTGCTGGTGATGATCGCCGCTTCAATGATGGCGCGGTTGATCGTCTTGAATGGCGCGTGCCTGGTGTAGCCACAGGTGAGCCGCTGATCCTCCAGTCGTTTGAGCTTTTGCGCGACGACCTGTTCCGTGGTGCTGCCGCTGGCAGCTTCCTTAGTGTTGTACGAACCAGCGGCAAATGTATCTCTACCAATGTATGGGTTGACGTAGAGAACAAAAGGCGCCGTCAACGGATCCGTAGATTCACTGCTGCCGAAAGCAATGTTGGCGTCCCCGATCAGTTGACGGAGGGCATCCGCCATCGCAGCCAGCTGGGGCTTGGCGCGAGCCTGCCCGCCGGGACCGAAGGCGTTGAGGATGCCGGCGGCGTCATTCGCAAGACTGATCCGGGTCATGTACTGCTGCTGCTGCCGTCAGGCTAGGGCTGGCTCATTGCTGCCAATGGATGTTGCCGATCAGCGATGACAAAGCGGACGTCGCCGATCGAAGCGAACTGGCCACGGATCTTTTTGGTTTCGCCGGCCTGGGTGGAGAGGCGCACGTTGGTCAGGAGGATGTCCAGCTCATAGAAGAGGCATTCCTCACGGATGAATCCGTGGCCGTTGGAATGGCCCCTGGGCCCGTCGGCCACCAGCAGGCGGATGGTGCCGGTGCCCCCTTTTTTGGTGAGCGTGTCGAGGCGGAGCATGGCGGAGCTGGGGCTGACGCCAGGGGCATAGATGTTGCTGAGCTCTCCGGAGAAGCTCCCGGCTCCCCGCACCTGGCCGGCGAGGACCGCCCCGAAGGCCTCGCCGATCGCCCCCTGGTCGAGGGCGGTGGTGTCGGTCTCCACCTGCCAGCTGGAGAGATCCGCCTGCCGCTTCCAGCCCCTCTCATCCGCCGCGGCCCCCGCGTCCCGGATCACCGGCGGCAGGGCCGGCACGATGTCTTCCAGCCCCGCCTCAGCCTCCTCAGGGCGGGGGATGGTGAGGGCCAGGGCCAGCAGGGCCTCGGCATAGCCGGCGCGATCGCTGGCCACGCTGAGGATGAGCCGATCGAATCCCACCAGGCGAAGGGGCAGGCGGCTGAGCTCGCCGCCGTTCACCGCACCCACCTCGAGGCTGTAGAAGGTGGCGCGCTCCAGGGCATCCTGGTGGATGTAGACCGTGGCCTGCTGGCTCAGGCCGACGGTGCCGGGGTGCTCCCAGAAGGTGGCGTTGTCGTCCGGGCCCCAAAAGGGCGAATCGGCGCCGACGCGGTGGAGGGTGGCCGGCCCACTGCTGGCGGCATCCCCCCAGAAGGAGTGGCCGTCAGGGCAGTTGGCGTAACCGGTGCCGAGCACATCGAACGGCACCCCCAAGGGAGCGGTGAGCAGCACCTGATCGCCGTTGAGAAAGTAGGGCTCCTCTAACCGCAGCCGCACCACGCTGCCGGGGGCATCGAGTAGGTCATCGGTGAGCACCACCGGCCGCGGCCAGCTGCGGCTGAGGGTGAGGGTGCCGATCTCGCCGTCGATCGCCATGGCTCAGAACCGGCCGCTCATATCGCCGTTGACGGTGAGGGAGAGGGAGCAGGAGATCAGCTCCCGCACCCGCACCGGGGTGCCCAGGGAGGCGGAGAGTACGTCCATGGTGAAGTCGCCGCGGGTCGACCCCCGGCGGGTGACAACGCGGAGGGTGTCGACATCGTCGCTGTCGTCCCAGATGCTGTTCGCCATCGACACCGCTGGGGCGTTGTCCGGGTCGTAGAGCAGGGTGCAGCTGATCTGCGATTCGCGCATCCCCTTGGTGCTGGTGCTGGCGACCTGGCCCACTCCGGTGGTGGGCAGGATGTCGCGGGAGACGGAGACACTGACGTCCGTGATCTTGCCCACCAGCGAGCCGTTCCAGTACACGTCGCTCTGGGTGGTATTCCTGACGCCCATCCCTGATTCAGCTCATAGCCACATCAGGAGGCTAGGCAGGGGCAGCGGCCCAGGGTCTACGGGCTGTTCTGCAGCCGGGCCTGCAGTTGCACCGGCAGGGTGCAGCGGTGGCGGTAGGTGAGCGAGCTCCTGGGGGTGGGGGCGCCCTGGCCGAGGGGCCAGAACCAGCGCAGGCCGGCGCCGGTGGTGACCGATTCGACAAAGGCTTTGTAATCTGCCGTCACCCCCGCAAACAGGATGCTGGGCAGCTCCAGCTCCAGCAGGCCGGAGTAGCTCTGATGGAAAGTGCGGAGGATCTCCGTTGCCTGTGAGGTGCGGATGTTCCCGAACTCCAGCTCCAGAGCCCCGTTGACAGCCACCGTGCCCCACAGCCGCTGATCCTCGATCCCGGCCTCCGACACCGCGCTGGTAATCGGGTGGCGGGGCATCACGAACGCGAATCTGGTCGGCTCGATGCTGGGGAAGAGGATCGCCATCAGCCGCGGATCACCCAGGCGGTGGGCTCATCCCAGTTTAGGGAAAGCAGCAAGCGGCCATCGGCTGCGGTTGGCATCAACACAGCCTCGATCTTCTGGCGGCCGTCATCGGTGGGGGTGACGCGCATCACCCGGTAGGTGCGCACCTGGGGGGGGGCGGTGCGGGTCCAGGCGCTGCCCAGCAGGTTGCCCCTGGTGCCGCCGCCGCTGACCACCAGCGACTGGATCGTGGGGCCCGGCGGGGTGGTGCCATCCCAGGCCAGCACCTCGTAATTCCCATCCTCCAGCGGTTCGGAGGCCACCAGGGTGCCATCGGGCATCACGGCACCATTGCTGTAGAGGTCTTCGAGCGTCTCGTCGTAGGCCACGGCGATGTGGTCTTCCGGCGCGATCGGCCGCAGCATGCCGGCATAGGTGGTCTCAAAGCTGATCGGATCGCCCACCAGCCGGCGCCAGCGGATCAGGTGCTTGGCCGCATCGATCAAATGCCAGCGGTTGGTGCAGCTGGCCTTCATGTCCAGCTGTTCCACCGGATCGCTGTCGCTGGCCGAGGCCTCGCGGATCGTGATCTCCCGCACGGTCGAGAACACACCGGGAGAAAGCAGGTCGTTGTTGCTGCGCTCTTCCCGATACAGCCCGCTAACCTGGATCGGTCGGCGCTGGTCGTCGTCGCTGGTGGTGCTCTGGAAAGTTCCCGGCTTGATGTTTGCAGCGGTGAACAGGTCCACGATCGGCACCGGATTGAAGCTCAGCGCAGGCTTGAAATAGAACTGTCCATTGAGCTCATAGAAGGCCAGCAGATGCAGCCCCGCCTGATCGGCCGCCCACTGCCGCAGGTTTTCCGGCTGAGGCAGGGTGCCATCGAAGAAGTAGCGTCGGTCTAAACACCACTGCGCCGACGCCAGGAAGCTGGCGGCATTGATCTGCTCGGCGCTCACGTCCTGCCCGGCGCCAAAGACAGGGCTCAGCGCCAGCCGGGTGAAGATGTCTGGCAGCAGATGGGTCGGTCCTTGGTTGGCCTCGATGTAGCGGGAACAAATGTGGCCGCCAATCACCTGCGCTGAGAGCTGGTTGACGCTCTGAAGCTCCAGGGCTGAGCGGATGTTCATGCCCACCCCGGCAATGCCGTCGTAGGTGGGTGTGGTGGCGTTGGTCTGGATGATGTTGATGTAGGCGATTTCGTGCTCAGGCCGTTGGCTGGCCGTGCTCTGGATCTCCTCGTAAACAAACGCCTCCGCCACCTTCCCCCAGGGGTCGGTCATTGCCGTGCCATCGGTCCAGCCAAGGCCCAGATCCTGTTCAGGCTCAATCGACTTCAGAGCGAAGCGATCGGCCGTTCTGGTGAAGGGTGCCTCGCCGGCATAGCGAACGGTGCAGGTGCCATCCACCACGGTCTGCAGGGTGGCCGTGCGGCTATCGAGCACCACCAGCTGACCAGCAGCGGTGCCCGAGCGGATCTCCCAGCCAGAAAGCGGTTCGAGCCGTACCTGTGCGCAACGGCTGCCAGCAGGGAGTTCTAGCTGCAAGCTGTTGTACTGCGCCTGCTGGGTCAGCCCGCGCACGCCGTAGATGGAGGGCAGCTCCACAAATGTGGCGGCACCCTCGGGCCGGTAGCTGATACGGATGAAGCTGTAGCGCTCTTCTACGAAACTTCTGGCGCCACCCTGATAGACAGCGATCCCGATCTTGCTGCCTGACCCCAGCGTCTGCCCTTCTCGTTCACCGCCGGCCAGGCGGTTGATCTCGGTCAGCGTTGGCGCTTGCCTGAGGTTGGCAAAGCCGCTGCCTCGAATGCCCACCGTGCTGCGCAGACCGATCTCGATCACCCTGGCCGGCTTGTTCAGCGTAAAATCAGCCACTGCGCAGCGATGGAGATGCCCCCGGCTGGTGCCGCTGGAATAGCGGGGTCCAGGGTCAACGACAGATGAAGTCCAGTCCCAGTTATTGGACACATCCACTCGGGCCGGATAGGCCGTTGTTCCTGTCGTGGATGGATTGATCTCTCCTGCTGATGAGACAGTGACAACACCAGCTTTGATGACGCGAAAGCGTGCTGTGATCGACTGTCCATTGCCGACCGGTTGATTGTCGGCATCAGACGAGAATGTTTCGTCCGCGGGGATGCGTTGCTGCAATACTGCCAAGCAACTACCACATTTATAGATTTCACCCAGCACCAAACCATCATCGATCGATCGTTGACGACCACTAATTGTTGCGGCTACATCGGTGCCAGTTTCGACGTGAAAGGCATCGCCACTGCCAATGTCGGTGTTGTTGCTATCAAACCGTAGTTTAGTGTTGGCATCCGTGCTGTTAGAGAGCAGATAATCAAACGTCTCGCCAGCGCTGAGGGTGATGTTTCCCGGTGTGCTGCCACTTGATGTCGCCACGACGCCACAACGACCCGACCACATCAGGCGGCCCTTCCACACGGCGCCTAGGGCCACCGGATCGTCTGCCGGATCGATCTTCTGGGCACCACTGGTGCCCTGGGGCTTTGTGGCAAATTGCCTGGTGGGGCGCAACTGTGGGTTGGTCCGCAACCCCAGGCCATTGCCCATGGTGGCGTAGAGGCCACAGGTCGTGGAGTTGCTGGGCCGGGAGGCTGCACAGGCGTCGGGACGGATGACGCCGCCGGTGCTGCGCA